GCACTGGTGAAAGCGCTTGGCGTTGCAAATCCGTTCTATTCGGACGGCAAAGCCTTCTGGGTCATGAACCGTGCCACGCACATGGACATCAAGGCAAAGGCGCTGGCGTTCATTCCTTCGGCGCTGCTCACCGCGGGCGACAACACGTTTCCGGTGATCGGCGGCACGGTAGAAGAGTGCGAGCTCGTGGGCGACAACGAGATCGTCGGTGGATTCGGCTCTCTCTACCTGCTCTCCGAGCGCGAGGGCCAGAAGATCGAGTCGAGTGAACATGTGCGCTTCCTTGAAAACCAGACGGTGTTCAAGGGATACGCGCGTTACGACGGTAAACCGGTCATCGGGGAGGCGTTTGTTATGGTTCGCTACGACAACACCGACGCCGCGACCAGCGCCGCGTTCCCGATCGACTACGCCAACACGGAACTCGGCGTACTCGGCGTGACTGCCGCGGCAGGCGCTGCTTCCGGCGACACCGTGCTCACGGTCACTGGCACCGAAGCGGATGGCACCACGCTCAAGTTCCGCATTGGCGACTTCAACCCGAACACCGGCGACAAGGTCGTGGGTTACACGGCACTCACGTCCGGCACCACGCAGATCACCTGCGCGGCAGGCAAGACCATCACGGTGGTCGAGCTGGATGCGGCTGGCCGCGTGATCAAGTCCGGCAAGGCATTCGCGGCGCCGAAGGCATAAGCAATTCTGAAAGGAGGATGCGGGCGTGGCATTTAACGAAAGCACGGCGCTGGCGCTGCTCATGGGGCGCATGGATCGGGCAGGCGTTGCCACGCCCGCTCCTCTGACGGAGTACTGGATGAGCGCGCTGCGAGCAGCGGCTGCAGAGCTGACCAACAAGGGAATCGCGTTGCAGGACACGGTGGAGGACTGCTTGCTCGTGGCAAACCTTGCCGCGGACAACCTCATGAGCCGTGACCGGACCACCGGCAGGCCGCTCTGGTTGACGCTTGCCATCCGCGAGCGGTGGCTACAGGAGCGGCGGGAGAGCGAAGATGAGAGCTGACTGGATCACACTCGTCAAGACGGAAGCATCGGACACGACGTTTCAGCAGATCACGCCTGTTTCGGGCCTGTCGTGCTGGGCACAGAAAAAGAGCGTCGTCCGCAGCGAGTTCTATGGAGCGGATGCGGCGGGCAGAATAGTCGACGCGGTGTTTGAAGTATCGCCCATCGACTATGTAGGGCAGGAGCGATTGGTGCATCACACGGCAGACGGGGATATCGAATACCACATCGTGCGCGATTACAAACTGCCCAACAAACGCGACGCGGTCGAGCTGTCCTGCAACAGGATCGCGGGGTAACCATATGGCAACGATGAAATTTGAGGGTTTTGACGAGTACGAACAGATGCTGGCCAAGCTCGGCGACAGCACGGACAGCGTGCTCAATCAGATGGTCAGCGCGGGGCTGCGCATCCTGTACGCCAGGATCAAGAGCGCCAACAGCATATTTGCACGATACGTGAAGATGAAGGCCGCGCGCAAAAATCAGTGGGGCTGGTTTGCGCAAGTGCAGTTTCGCGGCAAGACCGAGTCCGGCACACCCGCTGCCCTTGCGGTCAATGTCTACGAGCATGGACGCGGTGGAAAGAACGCGCAGCCCGCGCGTCCGTGGCTGAATGCCGCTTGTTCTGCAGCGGAGCCGGAGTGCGTCGCCGAGATGCAAAAGATCTACGACGAGGAGGTGGAGCAGCTTGCCGGTTCTTGAAACGATCGACGCGGCGCTCGCGCCGCTGAAGCTCAAGCACGGAGTCGGTCGCTTTGTGGGAAATCCCACGGACGATCACTATATCCTCGTGCCGGAATATGACCGCGCGTTTGACGCGGATAACGATGCCTATCTCACCGACGAACATGTGAACATCGGATTCTATCTCGCCGGTGATTACCGCGTCACAGTTCGGTCGGCAAAGGCGCTGCTGAAAGCCGCAGGGTTTTTCCTGCAGGACGGTCAGTATGTCGCGTTTGAACCGGATACGAAGCAACATCATTACGCCTTGCCGGTGATCGGCAGGACTTAGGAGGGAAATAAGTGGGTAACAAATACAAATACGGCATCTCGCACCTTGCGGTCGCGCCGATCTCCATTGTAGACGGCGTATATACCTACGGTGCGCTGACGTTCTGGCCGGGCGCGGTTGCGATCACGCTCTCGCCCAATGGCAACATCGAGCCGTTCGAAGCGGATAACCGCGACTATGTCGTCATCGACAAGAGCGAAGGATATGACTGCGAAGTCGAAACGGCATACATTCCAGACGAGATCGCATCGCTGATTCTTGCCATGACCGAAGACAGCAAAAAGGTTGCAACCGAATATGCGGGCAAGATTTATCCGCAGTTCGCGCTGCTTGGGCAGTTTCAGGGCGACGTGCACAACCGCAGATTTGCGCTCATGGACTGCGTGGTCTCCGCGCGACCGGAGGTTGCCGCTAAGACCGCCAAAACAGGGACTCCGGAAACGGTCAAGCTCAAGATCGCGGCGCGCCCGCGGATCACCGACAATCTCGTGAAACTGCACACGAAGAGCACCACAGACGCAACGGTGTACAACAACTGGTTCACCGCGGTACAGGAACCGGCGGCTTGAGGTAGCACATGGAGAAAGTGATTAGAATTGCGGATCAGGACGTCGGTTTCAAAGCGCCTGCGTCTTTGCCGATCCGCTACCGCAACGCGACAGGCCGCGATCTGTTTTTTGATCTTCAGCTGCTTGCCGACGGAACGGACGAGGTGGAAATCAAGAAGTTCGGCAAGAAGAAAGAAACGGAGATCAAGCTCAACGATAAGTGGGACACCATGATCTTCTACGGCATCGCGCACACCATGGCGCGCGCGTACAGCGAGGAAGCGAGTCCCAACATCCTTGATTGGGTGGATTCGTTTGACACATTTCCGATCTTTGCGGTGTTTGCCGAGCTGCAGGAGCTGTTGAACAGGAGCCTGCAAACCACAAAAAAGTAGATGGCGACGGCGGACAAATAGACCTCCCAACGTATTTGCTGATTGCAAAGCGGATGGGGTTCACCGTCGCCGACCTGGATGCAATTACGATCGGCTTGTTTCTGGACGCATGTTTGTCGTCGAGCGACGAGGTGATCGACGACAGCATCGATAAGCTGTTTCCGTTTTAGGAGGAGATCATGGGCTATAACATCGGACCGACCATCGCGGTCAGGGGCGAGAAAGACTACACCAGTGCCCTCCGCTCGATCAAGGACAACATGAAGCTGGTTGCGTCCGAAGCCGCCGTCATGACCGCACAATTCGGTAAGAACAACGCGTCGGTGACCGCGCTCAAAGCAAAGAACGACGTGCTGAACCGCGCCATGACCGAGCAGAAGAAAGCCGTGTCCGAAGCGGAGCAGGCGCTCAAGCGCATGGATGAGGCGGGGGTCAAACCGACGGATCGCGCATACGTACAGATGAAAACAAACCTCAACCATGCGAGGGCTGCGCTGGAATCAACCAATCGAGAGATTCAGGAAAACGAATCGGCACTCAAGAGCGCCGGTCGTCAGACGGAGAGCTTCGGCGAAGGCTGGAAGAGCTTTGCAGCCGGTACCGGCAAGGTCGCGATCGGCGCGCTCAAGGGTATCGCGGTTGCGGCGGGCGCGGTGGCGGCGGCAACGGGCGCTGCGTTGGCTGCGGCGTTGAAGACCGCATTCGGCTTCAACAAAGACATGGAGAACTACCAGACGAACTTCGAGGTCATGCTCGGCAGCTACGAGCTTGCGGTCGACAAGACCCAAGAGCTAAAGCAGCTTGCCGCATCCACGCCGTTTGAAATGTCCGATCTTGCACAAGGCACGCAGACACTGCTCGCGTTTGGCGTTGCCAACAGCGAGAGCACGAGCCTGTTGAAGATGACCGGCGATATCGCGCTGGGCAACAGCGACAAGTTCCAGCGTCTCAATACAGCGCTCGGCAAAGCAGAGAGCCTTGGCAAGCTGACCGGCGAAACGTACCAGCAGATGGTGGAAGCCGGATTCAACCCGCTCAAGATCATCTCCGATCAGACCGGCGAGAGTATGGAAAAGCTGCAAAAGCGCATGAGCGCTGGCAAGGTCTCCGTGGAAGAGCTGACCGGGGCGATGGAGTTTGCAACTTCGGAAGGCGGGCAGTTCTACCAGGGCATGGAGAAAGCCTCCAAAACAACCGACGGCCTGATTTCGACGCTTACGGACAATGCAAAAGCGCTGGTCGGCAGCGTGTTAAAACCCATGACGGAATCGATCCGCACGGATCTGCTGCCCGCGGCGATTGAATACGTGTCGCGGTTGCAGACGGCGTTTGACATAAAAGGCTTTCAAGGGCTGACCGAAGAGGCCGGTAAGATTGCACAGGAGATTGCGCAGAAGATCAACGAGTCGATCCCCAAGATCGTGGAGTTCATCTCTGCCAACATGCCTGCTATGGTCGCCATGATCACCCAGACGCTGACCACGATCGTTTCCTCTGCAACGTCGGCATTGCCCGCGTTGCTGCCGGTACTGGTCGCGGCGGCAACGAGCCTGCTTTCGGCGGTGTTCGCGGCGCTGCAGCAGAACACACAAGCGATTTCGCAGGCGATGGTACAGATTGTGACGATGCTTGCGATGTTTCTCGTTCAGAACCTCCCGATCTTGATCGAAACCGGCTTGAACATCGTGATCGCGCTGACGCAGGGAATCGCACAGAGCCTGCCGGAGCTGATCCCCGCGATCGTCGCCATGGTGCTGGAGATCGTGAGCATACTGACCAACCCCGACACCGTCATCGAACTGAACAACGCCGCGCTGCAGATCATCCTCGCCGTGACCGAAGGCTTGATCCTTGCTCTGCCGGAGCTGCTCACAAGGCTGCCCGGCATTGTGCTCAACATTGCGGTCGGGTTCATCGAAGCGGCACCGCAGCTCTGGCAGAGCGGCAAAGAGCTGATTGCGCAGATGTGGGAAGGCATCGTGGCGCGGTTTTCCGAAGTATTCCTCTCGATCGGCCAGCTTGTCAGCGACAACATCACGCAGCCGGTCAAGGACAAGGTTTCGGACTTCTTCAACGTAGGCCGTGACCTGATCGTAGG